CGCCGCTTGGCCAAGCTTGGCAGGTGTGATTACATCGAAAGCCATGTGAGCACCTGATTAGATCGCACTCGTGCGGTTTGGTTTGCATATGGCAAGATTCCATTGACATCGTGCTCCAGCTCAACATTATTTCGTACCGGAGCAAGTGCTAGCAATTCCAAAGCCTGGGCCAATCTTGGAATGGCATCCAAAGTCTGCTGCACCTTAGCATTGAGTGCAGCGTCATCGACTGCTATTGCCTGAGCCAATGCACTGATCTGGGCCAGCGCGTTGTTGGCATTGGCCGCCGCCGTGTCTGCCTGATACTCAAAGTCAGTTTCAAGAATAGCCTGAAGCTGATCGACTATTGAGAACAGCATCTCAAATTGCCTGATTTGCTGCTGGTCGGTCAGGAAACTTGCGAGCTGGTCTCGAGTGAGGTTCAGCCTGCGAGATACAAGTGCGGTAGCCATCAGTATGCCAATGCCTCAATCTGCGCCTCAAGGCGTGCAAACGATACATGGGCATCGCTATCGCCACGGAAACGCTGAATGCGCCAATTGCGCATGTGGCCCTGCTGGAACCAAGCCAGGCGCTTGGATGTACTGCCAATCGTGCCAACTGCAATACTGCGATCTTGACTCCAAGACAGTCCGTTTACGCTGTAGCTGGTGCTGATCTGTGGATTGGTGCCCAATGTGACACTGCCGGTCAAGCTGACGAGCTCCAGTCGATTGAAGATTGCGCCATTCCCTTCGTTGTAGACAATGACCGTGCCAAACTCCCAGCGCACCTGCTGGCCCCAGTGATGACCAATGTCTTGCACCAGATACCCGATGGAGCTCGACTGCGGATCTCCGACAAGCCACTTGTCGTATATCCAGACCATATTGCGTGCCCGGTACTGGCTGAAACCAACCAATGTGGTAGTCAGAGTGAACCAGACAGGCTGATCCAGAGCCTCAGATGCTGAGGCATCGTAGACCACCGTGCGATCTGGCAGGTGGACGTAGAGATGCTGGTGGTTCTTGTCGTTGCGTGCCTCGAGCTGGACACGTACCAATTGCGCCTCTGTGTATTGCAGAAGCAGATTGTCGATTTCTTGAGTGCTGATTTTCTGGGTAGTCGCCGCTGCGCCAAGGTAGATTCCTGGTGCTTCGTTGCGACCACCTCCCAAGAAAGCAATGCGCTCCAAATAGATGCAACAGGCGTGCGTGCCAAGAACGCCCTTTTGGACTTGAGCACCGTCAATGCGTGCGAATGGAAACAGCTCACCGCCCACGTTGTCAAAGACCTCCATCGTGTTGCTGTTAAGAGCATAGACCTCATTTCGCAGCTTGATCAGTGCCACAACAGGATCAGGGTCAACTTCTGAGCTGCCATATTTCAGGGGATTAACCTGGGTAGGGTCTGACAACTCAGTTACAACTAAATTGGCTCCATCTGTGGTCATGAAATAGCCATCAACCCAGCAGAAGTCCAGCACCACCCCAAGATCTGGGTCTGTGACTTGCCGCAAGATCGGAGCCGTTGGGTTCCATCCTATGGTGCCTGGTGTGTTTACTGGAATCCAGTAATACAACCTCCCACCAGATGCGATGGCCAGCACATCAAAACTGTAGTCCATCGTCACCAGATCGGTGACAGGGCCGCCAACATCTCCCAATATGGTCACAGCGCCATTGCTGGCCACGGAGACCAGTTTAGTGCCCATCACGCGATAGCAGATACCATTCCAGTTGATGCCGCCACGGTCAATGCCTGGGCCTGTACCGTTGGCCACAATGCCGTCGCCCGGACGCAAGAATCCATTGCTGATGCCTGATGCCTTTGGCACCGGCACCATGTTCACAGGGTAAGCGGTGCGCAGCTCCGGCGTGTTATCAGCGTAGATGCCGCTCAAAATTGGAACTTGCATCACTTGGCCTTGTTGCGTTCAGAGATGCGTTTTGCCTTGGCTTTGGCATCTGCTTTTGATGATGCGCCCCAAGCCCTCAAACTCAACAGCAACCTTGTGGGTTCACCGTCTTTGTACTCTGGGCCAGGGTTGCCGCCCATGCGAGCCAAAAACGATGCTCTGCGAGGATTGTCGCCAGACTTAACTGGAGGCTTCAGATTCATGCCTTCAGCACGGGCAGCAGCTCGCCCCTTAGCGTTCAAGCCGCCCTTGGGGTTTTGGCCTTCCTTACGTGCATAGGCTGGAGTTCTCATCGAAACCTCTTAATCTTTTCGGCCACCTTCTTGGGCTGCTTAGCAAATTGCTGGCCCTTGGCGGTTGCCTCGCGCTTAGCTCGGGTTGTTGCAGCATACTCAGTGGGTGATAAGGCATTGATGGCCTTCTCTGGCAGATAGCGCTCTCCGGTCTCACTGGACGGCTTGCCGGACTTGGTGCGCCACTTCTGTGCGCTCCAGTCCTTCAGACTTTTTTGTGTGGCTTTCATTTATAACCGCCACATTTTTCTTTGTACTTCTTTGCCAACAATTGTGCTTTGCGAGCCGACCATTCACCAGCGGCAGTACCCTGTACAGCAGAACCTTTGATTTCCTCAAAGAGACGCTTACGCATTGTTGGCTTCGTATAATTGCCAGCCTCATTAACAGAGGACTTGGGCTTAGTTGCCATTACGCAGCCACGCCTTTGATGACTGCAAAGTTGAAAACTGGTTGCTCGGTTGTCGTGCCGCCCGTAGTACGGAATGTGATGTTGAAACTTCCAGCACTCACTGATGTAACCATCAAGTCGTAAAGGTCTGTGCCTGATTTCTGATTCAGGATGATCACATCGGTTGCCGCAACAGTGCTGTTGGTCACGGTGAAGGTTGCAGCCGTGGCTGATCCTGCTGCACTAAATAATGTGATCGCCCCAGATGTCTTATTGATCGTCACTCCTGTGGTTCGACTTGTGCCTTGGGTGACAGTGCCGCCTGCGCCTGTTGCATAGCCCACGCCAGCGGTGCCAGTTGATGCAATCACGCCAGTGGCGGTCAAACTTGTGCCTGTTGCGGCTCCAATGTTTGGTGTAATTAAAGTCGGGGTGTTGTTGAACACCAGAACACCAGTACCGGTCTCATCAGTAACTGCCGCCCGTAGATTGGCACTGCTTGGCGTTGCCAACCAAGTTTGCACACCGGCAGCGTAAACAGTTTCAGCGTTGATCTGATACCAAGAATTTGTTGGCTGATAAAACCTGATTGCTGTTGCTGTTCCAGCCGCCAACGATGTCACCCCACCAAAAATAGCACTTGCTCCATTTAGGGCAATGGTGAGCGAAGTGATCTCTTGCGTAGTCGTAATCAGCACGGTTGTGCCATCAGGCACACCAGTGTTCAATGGCAGGGTGATCGTGCCAGTAGCCAGCGTTCCAGCAGGCTGCAGGAGCATCCATTGATCATTGCTGACAGGGGTTGGCACGGTGATGTTAAAGCCTGTGCCTGGAACGTATAGATTGGTCGATAAGGTCGGAGATGCAAAACTCTGCTGGAAGAACGTCAGCAAAGAACCAATCGATGTTCTGCGAGCATCACCGTTGTTGGGCGAATAAACTGGAAGCTGATCACCACTGCTGATAGGACTCAGCACCGGCAGTTGATTGATTGTTGGCATGATGATCCTCAGTAGTATTCGATTGGCCCATCTGGGCCAGCATCAACAGGGCTATATGGTGGCCGCACAAATGGATTGTCGTACACACGCCAAGGCTTGTTCCCAGCGCCAGCCGGTGTGGTTGCTGGCAGTTGCTTCTCGAGTGGGAATGTCGCACGCTGAAGCAAGACATCGTAACCCTGCTTGGCAGTGGTCTTGGTCTCGACCATCACTTGCTTGCCGTAGCTCGGCGCAAGTCTGATGCCAAGGCTGCAAATAATGGCCTCATATGCCGAATCTGGCACATTGGTCTGTTCATCTAAATCGCTGTCTTGTGGGCTTGATGGTATTGGGTAACCCAAGCGAATGCCCTTGGCATTCCAATCTGCCATCATTGCATCCAGCCGACGCAATGCCGCGTTCATCTGATCGGGATTCAGGTCGAACGCATAAGAGGCGAGACCGATTTCCTCAAAGGCAGCGTTCACGAACTGGCGTTTGCTGTATCCCATGATGTGGCCTCCATCGTCTGATTGATGCGATTGAGCAGAGTTTCGTCTGACCAACGCTTGTCCACTTTGAGGCCGATTTTAGCAGCTTGCTCCAACATTTCATCACGTGTTGGC